TTAATGCTATAATGGCTGGCTCAAAGGGTGGAAAACCTGGACAATGGTCAGCGAGAAAAGCCCAGCTTCTAGCATCCAGGTACAAGAAAGCAGGCGGTGGTTATAAGTAATGATAGCTTTTATTAAAAAACTTTTAGGTATAGATAGTTTAGAATATAAAGTTAGATTATTAGAAAGAAAAAACTATTGGAGAGATAAATACAAAACATGAAAAAAGCAAAAGCAAAAATAAAAAAAGTAATTAAAGGCTTAAAGAAAGCATCTAAGTTACATGCTGGACAAGCTAAGTCTTTACAAAGCACTATTAAAAATGGTAAAAAAAAGAGATCCTAAAGTAGGTACAGGCAAAAAGCCTAAAGGATCAGGTAGGAGACTTTATACAGATGAGAATCCTAAAGATACTGTTAGAATTAAGTTTGCGACTCCTACTGATGCTCGTAAGACTGTTGCAAAAGTTAAGAAGGTATCTAAACCATTTGCAAGAAAAATACAAATATTAACCGTTGGTGAACAACGAGCTAAGGTTATGGGTAAATCGCAGGTAGCTAGTATATTTAAAAAGGGTAAAGAAGCTATAAGAAAAAGGAGAAAAAAATAATGGCACTTGCAAAAAGTCAAAAAAGTTTAAAAGATTGGGGCAAGCAGAAATGGCGTACAAAATCTGGAAAAAAGTCGAGCATTACTGGAGAAAGGTACTTGCCTTCTGCAGCAATAAAGAGTTTAAGTGCTGCGGAGTATGCGGCAACGACAAGGGCAAAACGAAGAGATAGTAAAAAAGGTAAACAACATAGTAAGCAACCAAAAAAGATTGCTAAAAAAACAGCTAAATACAGGAGGTAATAGCTATGCCAATGGGACCAGGAACATATGGGTCTAAAAGAGGAAGACCTATGAAAAAGAAAGGTGGCAAAAAAGTCACTGGAAAAAGAACAAAACTAGACATGGACAAAGATGGTAAACTAACTAAAAAAGACTTTGCTATGCTAAGAATGAAAAAGAAAAAAGGTAAAGCATAATGCCAGGTAAAGGTTTATATGCTAATATACATGCCAAAAGAAAGCGTGGTGGTAAGATGCGTAAGAAAGGTGCAAAAGGTGCACCCACTGCTGCTAACTTTAGGAGAGCTGCTATGACAGTTAAGAAAAAATAATGGTAGCTAAGAAGTATCAAAACCCCTCAGGTGGATTAAATGAGGCAGGTCGTAAATATTTTAAAAGAACGACTGGTGCTAATTTAAAAAGACCTAGTAAAAAAGTAGGAAACAAACGTAGAGCTAGTTTCTGTGCACGTATGAAAGGAATGAAGAAAAAACTTACTTCAGCAAAAACTGCCAATGATCCAAATTCAAGAATTAATAAAGCACTTCGTGCTTGGAATTGTTAGTATATTTATAATACATAATGCTATGGCTGACGATACAAAAATCAGAAACTTTCTGAATGAGATAAGAGAAGTTAAGGAGGAGTATTCTAAAGATTCTTTTGAATACTCTATTCCTAACAAATTTATATTAACAGTTGCTACAGCAGAAACTGGCAATATGGAATTTGATGGTGCATCTACTGCTAAAAAAGCTAATAATTTTTTTGGTATTCATCCTACTGAAGGAGATGATTTCTTACCTACAAAAGGTGGATCTAAACTAACAAAATATGAAACACCTAAAGATAGCATTAGAGCTTTTATAGATTTAATGAAAACAGGCAGTGCCTATGAGGGTGTAAGAAAAGCAATAAATGAAGATAAACCTGTAGAGGAAATGTTTAATGCTATGGGTAGCTATGCAGAAAAATCAGACTACACACAATTTTTAAATACAGTATTTAGAACTCGAGTAAATGATATAATTAATCCTATATTACCAAAAAGAAAACCTATAGATATTCAAATGAAGGAACTACAATAATGGAAGAATTATACAGACAAACTAATAATATGCTTGGTATGAAAGAATATCTCAGTGCATATAGAACAAAACCAACTGATAATACACCATCATTACAAACTTTATTAGAAGAATTGGGATATGATTTTACAAGAGATGATAATAATAATCTTATAGGTATGCAAAAAAGTCCTGATCCTAATTTACCTAAATTAACAAGTGTATTAGATGCGTATAGACATGCAGCATTCTCGGCAATAGAAGCTAATAAAAGAGGATCTACAATGGCTGCACTAATGGGTACTGGTAAAGAAGTCATGGATGCTTTTAAATTTGGTAAAGGAGTTATTACAGGTAGAAATGAAATAAGTAATATTCCTAAGTATATGGATGCAACGGGTACAGATTTTTATAATAATAAAGTTGGTAGAAAATTTAGTGCAACAAAAGCTGATGCATTACAAGAATTAAACAAAGTATTTATTAATCAATTAAATAGAATGAAAGAAGAAGGCACAAATTTTAAATTTAAAGAAAACGTAGATTTTAAATTTGCTGATCAGAGTTATTAAAAAAGGGAGAGCCTAACTTAATAGACTCCCCCACGCAGGCAACACGAAGACCACTTGACTTTTTAGTCTGGTGGTCTTTTTTTTTGGTCGTAATATTTGTGACGATATAAATTTCTATCACCCCAACGTTTACGCCAAAACCAGTTACTTAGTGAACTAGCATAACTTTCTAATTTATCCATGATATAGTTATGCCATAAGTAATATCTAAACTTTTTGTATAAGTTGCTTAATATCATCTTGTAATTTTCTACCTACAGAGTTAGCATGATTGATTACAGCAGCACATAGATTACCATGATAGGGATAACCTTTTAATGCCTCTCTAACTTTAGCTACAGGTTTACCACCATAATCAATTACAATAGCATTATTTTTATTAAGACCTATTTTTAACTCAAATAATATTCCAGTATATTTATCTAAATTATTTTTTTCCGTCATTTGCACCACTCCCTGACGTAGGTGTAAGTGTAGATATATTATTCATAAGTTTTACTACTTCACCATACGGTCTAGTCATAAGATATCTCATGATATCCATAAGTTGTTCAGAACTTATAATATAAGTTCTTGGGGTAGGTTTTTGTTGTTCTTGTTTTTCTTCTTTCTTTTCCATCTATCCTCCTATTAAAATGGTATATCATCATCATTATTAGAATAATCATCTTCAATAGTTTTTATCTTATCTCTTGCACATGTAATTATTGCTAATTGTTTATCTATCTCTTCAACAAACTGTGGGTGTTCTCCTACACCAACAGGTTTATCAAAGAAAACTTCTATAGTAGCTTTTGCTACTTTTATTTCTGCCTCATATTTAGCTTTTAAAGCATCAATAAATTTATCTCTCATTATTCCACTCCTTTAAATTGGTAGTATTTATCTTCTACTAAATCCTCATCATCAAAATAAGGATTAGTTTTTGCTGCTTCACACCCTCTAGCATCTCGTATGGTTTGATTTAACGTTCTACCTTGACGTAAACAACCTGATACAAAATCTTCAACTTCCATTATTGCTTGTTTTACTGCACCCATCGTTTTGCTCTGCCTCCTTTAATTGTTCATTTAATTTAGATATTTTATTTGCTATTTCTATAGCAACTTCATATAACATATAAGGATTATCTTTACCTCTTTTATTAAACTCTGATCTTAGATCTCTTATTGTTTGGTTTAATGTTCTACCTGCATTAAGACACCCACACACTGCATCATCTACTTCTATTATTGCTTGCTTCACTGCCCCCATTTTCAACCTCCTTTAATTGTTCAGTTAATTTATTTATTTTATCTTGTATTTCTAAGGCAACTTCATATAACATATTTATCTTACCAAGTAAAGCCATTTTTTCACCGTGCGTCATTTAACCTCCTTTATTAATCTATTTAGATACCATTGTGCTTTTTCTAAGTCTTGCAATGGCTCTCCTTTAAATTTATATCTAGAAACATATTTTAAAACATTGCCCTTCAAGTAACCATGATACTCATCATCTGTCATACAATCCTGTATTACATCTATAGTTTCTTTTTTACCATATTTGTAATGTGCAGGTGAATTAACATTATCATGTTTTCTCTCGTTCTCATATGACACATCATGACTATGATCTTTTTCATATTTATATGTTCTTTTATTATCTATAGGTTGTTCAAATATATAATTATCTTCTTCCATATTCTCTCCTTATAGCTTTCATATCAATAGTTTCCATATTGTAAGATCCATTATTAACTTCTCTCTTCACAATAATACCACTCCACCACATATGTTGTGTATCTTTAGCAAAAAACTCAGGGTGTGTCAAATAACATCCTGCAGATAGTGCTTGCAATTTTCTACCATTAGGTAACGTAGCCATAGCATAATCTAGTAAATGGCAATGCCCAACAGTAGCAGATACTTTATGTTTATTTAAAATTGATCTAGCAATATTTTCACCTGATATTGCACGACCCATTATGCCATTTGGTAAATAATGAACATAGTGTATACCACTAATTACTTTTATCTCTTTGAAAGGTACTTCTTGCCAACCATATTCTTTAAATTGTAAATCTGATATTGACATCTTACCTTCTAATTCAGGGTTCTC